GTGTGGATTACACGCCTGGAACTAGGGGAGGGGGGGGTTGAGGAGGAGATGAGGAGGTTATTATTGAGAGTGCGCCCTAGGGTGGTGCCCTAGTTTGCTGGTGGCCCATTACAACTAAGCCCATAATCTCTACCAAGGATTTTGGTGAGACCCGCGCTACGTGTTTGCCAACCAACGGTTAAACAACCGAACTCTTCAACGACCAATATCATTTCATAATTGGTCAATCTATACCTCTTGAAGAACTCATCTGTATCGAACACCAACACTTCTTCTTCATCGTTGATGCTCTTATGGAACAGTCCTTCCCTTTCTAATACTTTGTCAGTCATCGTGTTGGACCTTCCACCACAAGCCCTTCGCATGTTGTCTAAAATACGTGTGGCGACTCGTGGGTACAATCCGTTAATGAATCCTGCTTGAAAAGCATTAGCCCTATCCATCCATGGACCTCGTCCGGGGAGGTCACGAACACAGTTTCCTGATGATCTCAATGCCACGCCAAAGTTGAGGACTGGCTGCATGACTCCATTAGTGTCGTAACATGGTGAATGTTTGAGAAATTGAATATCTTGAGGAGTCTCACATGTTTCGGCTGTGAGAATGTAGCCGAATAGATTTGCGGCTCGTTTCACTTCTGCCTCAGATTCAATATTGTTGAGTGTAATATACCATATGATCATAAACACAACGAAGGTGTTTAGTGATGTGGTGATCACCGATCCTGATGGTAGTATATATCCTGTTGGTAGCAACTTTATCATTAATTTCCTTATTGCCAACCCTCTGATCTTCATAGGATTCTTGGTTTGCTGCAAGATGAGGAGTACTTCATGCCTCCATCTCATCGGAAACAACAAAAGAAAAGCCTCGAAGATGGCGTCGCCATGAGAGGCGTCGCATCCAGATATATCCAAGTTATACACTGTTATTTTTCCTCCATCTCGTATGGACAAGCAACTATCGTCTGAAAAAACACATGCATAAAACCTTTTGGGCGGGTTGAGCAGCTTGATGAACGACTTACGCAACGCGCTTCGTGCTGGTCTTTTCACAAACTCAATCTCCCCGCCATTGGTCATATACTTGTGTTCTGCTTGCGCCATCTTCATAAGTGATAGCAACACAAAGCCCTGGAGTGAGCTAGCGTCACCCAAATTCACATATATTCTGGAGTATTTATTTATTTTTGCTTTCTCATCTTTCTGTTTCGCTTCATTTACTTTCGTCCACACTCGCGCCATTTCTTCTCCGCCTTCGAGTGTTCTTAGCCATACAGAAATCCGAAACTTCCTCTTTGCATGAGGGTCATCGTAATGCTCCTCACACTCTTCTAACCGGCCCTGATAGTCTTGAAACAGCAGTTCGTACAAATGCTGCAATCGCGCGACCTGAGCCAGGAAGAGAGGGGAAATGGCAACATGGGTCTGCCTCACTTTGAGCCACTCATCCATCCCGGGAATGTTGGCTTCTCGACAATTGAGCAAACGTCGGATTCCTATGCTCAAATTGTTGTTGCTTCGCTTGTGGATGATCACATTACTATCACAATTAAATCCAAATCTTGAAAGATAGTATCCTTTCTTCATTTTGTGATCAAGCACACCATCATCGGGCAACTTTAGTTCCATCTTGTCAGTGAAGCAGTTGCGTCCCTTGCTGACAGTAAACCGCCCATTGTACGCATACAGCTTATTTGTTATTACTTCAACGCCCTCAACGCGGTAGAGGCCACAGTACTCAGGGGCATCAGAGTAGCAGCCAGTTCTTGAAAAACCGAGGTCATGATGGATGTTTGTCTTTCGGGGTTAGTCAAGTTTATTACATAATCGTTCATTATGAAGTAATTGATTAGGGCACAAATGGTGTAGCGGTAAGTTGGGTCATCCTCTCCAACCAGATTTGGAAAAATCGAGTTCCCCTTCGCATCTTTCAACTCCATTATAGAGTATTTTATTCTCGATTTTAGGGATGTTGATGCCTTGTTTCCGACCGTGAAATGATTTCCGATATCCAAGGCTCTGTCACGTATGACGGCCTCAAACACACGCGGGTATATGGGTAGGATTTGGGACGAATTCAATCCTAAATTTCCCATGACATCCACGATGTCGCATTTCATGATTTTAGCCAATGTCTTGAAATGGTCATTTCCATAGCTGAATAGACGTGATATTTCCTCTGGGTCGGTCTTCTCTGTGTATATGCTGTTCATGTCGTTCAACTCTTTGCCTCGTGACATGATTGATACTATTTCATCAGCATTTGCAGCACCTTGACGCTTGATTCTCCAGACCACATGCATCTTCTTCAAAGTTGTATCAAGTTTCTTGTAGATCTTGGTGAGTGGTGTGGATCGCTCTATGTTGAAGTAGATTCTGGTCATCTGTTTCTCATACATTGATCCTATCACAGGTCCAGCATCTTCCTCTTCTTCTGACTCGTCTTCATCTTCATCCTCTTCTTCCACATTGAGATGGAGTACCTTGAGTGCGTCAAGTCTCTGTTTGAATGTCAAAGGGCCCACCAACTGCCTTGCTTCTTCGCGTGTGAACTTGCCACCATGTCGTGTCCATAATTTGACAAATTCACAGTCCGGTGTAATACGGGGACTAAATTTCCCGTCAGCTTTGACATCCACTTTGTTGTCACCGTTGAAGATGTTTACAGCTTGACTGAATGTACAAGTTGGATTGGTTCTCTGGTAGTTGACAATAAAATTGTCCAGTATGTTAATTCCGTTCAACTTTCCAGCGAGTTTCAACTCCTTGTTGCTTGCGTCTCGTGGTTTCACTTCTTTTAATTCAGGGAGGCGTCGCATATCATCCAGTTGGTACTTGATTACTTCTTTTTCTTCGTCTTCTAGGGTGCGGTCACCCCAGCTCTTCTTCATAGCTCGCATCTTCTTCTCGTGCGAATCGGGCTGAACTGGTTTGTTCTGGCCTTTCCGTCTGCTAGGTCTTGTTGACCGCCCATTATTGAAATTGAATTCCCGGCGGGTACCGGATCGCTAGGCGTAGGGAGGAGTGGTGCAGGTTGGGGAGTAGGTGGTGTGTTTTTCGGCTTGGAAGGAGGAGGGGGAGCAGAACGCTTTTGGTCTGGTAGTAGTTCTGCTTCATCTGGAATTGGGTCAACTGGGACAGGTGGGAGTCTGACAATTGGGTCATCCCATCCCGGTTGGTACAGATTTATTTGAGGCGCTCCTTCCTCTGGCTCGAAATGATATTCTGGTGGTGGTTGTTCTAGTGGTGGGTCGTCGACAACGTTGTTCCATGCATCCTCAGGGAGAGCTAAGTAATCTGCCTGGAGCTGTGAGTGGTAGTTTTGATTTTCTGAGTGGCCATGTTTTTCTATGCAATCATTGCCTGTGACTTTTTCTTCGCATAAGTACCACTTGTTTTTCCCTGGCTTGCGATCAGCTTTACGTTCAGCCTGGGCTCGTTGTCTTGGTCCATAAGGTTTATTTGGGTGGTAATGTCCGGCTATACCGCATCTGCTTATAGTGCATGTTACCAAATCTTTCTTCTCTTCATCGCAGAGTTCTTTAAGTCGGTCTGAAAAACCAGGACCTTCACCTGGGTAGCCAAGGGTTGAATCAAATTTTTTCCCGTGGCGCTTGTTCTTAGGTCTTTGTCTTCTGTTGTGTGAGTTGTATGACGGGTGGTGTGTGGTGTGCCGATCTTTCTTCTTCCACGGCACAATGACCACCTCAGTGTCGTCTTCTGTGTCTGAGTATAGTGTTTGAAATGTAAGGGCATCTAGATCTTCTATATCGAAATCCAAATACTGCATATTGATTGGTTGTACACTGCACGTCTGGCCTGTGCAGCCAAGATGACAAGGGAGATGAGAACTACTTTTTCGCGAGTCCCCGAAGGGAGGCTTCCATAGTTCTCGGTGAACAGAGTGTGACTTTTCAGTCGGGCTTATGTCCTTGCTTTGACACATCGATGAGGGCCTCAATTCCCTAGGTTCCATGAGGAGCGGATTTTCCGCGCGCTTTGAATCCGGCAGCGCCAAGCTGACACCCTGCATTCGCAGATCCCGATACACGGACGAAACATTTTGAAGAATCGCTACCCGCGACACGGTAGAAGAAGACGCCTGATCACCTGACGGTGGGACAGGGTAACCTCCTTCCGGTGTAAGCCCATCTAAATCATGATTAATTAACTTATTCATTGTTTTAGGGTGTGTGGAAGTCGATTCCTGACTAGCAGTCGACTAAGTGATGAGGTACCAACTAAACGCCCACAATGTCTCTCAGGCGTCGTCGGTTTCCTATAAATGATAGTCACACGATGTCTTCGCGCAACTGGTGAAAGATGAGGTGTATTTGGTCGGAATTGGAGTTTATTTCAGAGCTGTTCTGGACAGATGACAATTCCTCTTATGGTTTATAGTTGTTCTGGGTTTCACCAGGGTCAGGGTGGATTGTTTAATGGTCGTCCATCGGCGACAGGACCTATGGTGGTGGTGGTCCTATAATTTGGCCTATGGGGGTGGTGGCCCCGTTATTTGTGGCACGTTAGAGTATGACACTGGTACGACAGTCATACGCCAGAACCCTGTTGGTGCATTCAACAGGAACCCAGTCGTGGTGAATGATGGTCTGGGCCCTGTGATGTTCACCATATAATATCGTAGTGCGCAACAATTGCCTGTTATGAATGAACTGTTCGGTATTTCAGTATAACCAGGGTTCGTGGGTGGCAAGGCGTACAGGTAATTGTTTGGTCCATTCGTATCCGTGTCGATTACTATCTCACAATTAGTGAACGTGAATGGGTATGGTGCTGGATTTCCTGCCGCTCGCGTGACTGTACCGGTCTTATCCTCGACATCGTACTCTTCTATGACAAAGTATTTACCATTTGATATTCCTTGATTGAATGCATAGTTGGCTCGTTTACCTTCTAACACTAGGGTCCCTGCCAGGATGTTGTTTCTGGCTGTAACTGTGCCTGAATAAAATGTGTTAGTGTTGCCTTGCATGACAAATTGGTCTACTCCTATGTCTAAGTTGATGTCGTTATTGATTATAGGTTTGATGAGCGTGACATCGTATGTCACCCAGAGTCCTCCTACTTCACTGTCCGATTGCATTCCTTCTGTGGATATCTGTGTGAATCCTAAGTCAGTAAAGCGGAGATCTTTTCCTTTCGCTTCCACATCCGTACGAGTGTACAGAAGTTCTGCGAATGTTTCAGATGGGGCGCACTCGATGGCGTGTTGAACACTCTCAGCAGGTCTCCCATAGTTGGAGAATTCTGTGGATAACATCCCTACTGTGCTAGTGAACTCCGCATCCTCCGAGTTATAATTGGTGGCCAACACAACTTTACCCAAAGCTGAATTGGTTGATCCTAGAGCAAAAGCAGACGTCGACACAAATTGAAAAATCATTCCATTGAATCGATACTGCTGAAAGTTCCTTGCTAAGCCAGCCAACCATGGAAATGAATCCGAGATGCCTGGATTTAATCGGTACACTGTGGATTGGAATTCGTCAGAACCCATCACATTACCCAAGTATTCTTTGTGAGTAACGCGGATGGAACTGGCTCCAAAATCGGGAACCGCCATTGGTTTAACTAGTGTATTGCTCATGATATCATAATCACCCCATCCTGTAACCTGTGAAAATTTTACTCCTAAATTTCTACCCAGTCTGGAACCTACAGCGCGACTGCCTGTGAGGTACTGACTGGCCTGGCCTCCGATTGCTCCACCCAGTATGGGGGCAAATCCTTTCGAAGCCTTCTTCAAATTTCGCACAAATTGTTTATAATCTCCTCGTCCAGAGACTCTGTTAGCAACTCTCTCTAGTGCTTTCAAATCTCTACCTATATCTCTGCTCCTACGTTGAGCGTTATTAGGTTTTCTCCTTCCTCCTTTCTTTCTTCCTTTTGGGTTGAGGGTGTTAGTAGTTTAAGTGAGCCGGCAACACAAGGCCTACTCACCGAGTTATTAAAACTGGACTAGTAACTTCTAAAGAGAAATTGTTTTCCGGATGTTCCCCTCTACAGTTGACCATGACAGTACAAATCGTCCTTAAGTGTAGACAGAGAATCTTCTTGAATTTTGGGGTCCGGTAGGTGGATGGAATTATATAGACAACGCGCAACGTTGCTAAATCATATAAACAGAAACTTTTTCGACAAATCAGGGCCCCCCGCAATCCCTTGGGGATGTCTAGGGTTAAGGGCTATACACTCATGTGTAGGCATTATTTCTGATACATTGTGCATTGTACTATAGTGTCCATTGACCTAAAAGAAGCGACTCCCCCCCGAAGGAGGTACAGCAAAGAACCATTACTGATTCTTCGAACAAACCGCATCACTGCAGTCCTAGAATGATCTATCACATTCTCTCCAAACTCCCCCGTGGGGGCGAAACGCTAG